TTACATCAACACCGATTTTAAGGTTAAAGGTAAGTCACGATGGCAAGATATCACCGTTACTCTTTACGATCCAGTAGTTCCTTCAGCTGCTGCTAAAGTACACGATTGGATCAAAATACATCACAATTCACAAACCGGTATTGACGGATACGCTTTCGCAGAATACAAGAAAGATATTGCGATTGCTGCATTGGATCCTAAGGGTGTACCTGTTGAAAAATGGACACTGTCTGGTGCTTTCATTAGTGCTGTAAACTGGGGAGATATGGACTGGGCTACTGATGAAGCTAAAACAATCGAATTGACAATCAAATACGATTACGCATACTTATCATAACCAATAAAGGATCTTCATGAATACACCATTGAAATCGATGATTCGACACGCATTGACTGCATTAGGTACAATTCTTACACTTATCGGATTAAACGATGCAATTCCAGTTATCGACTTTTTACAGAATTCATTGGATTACGTTTGGGAAGCGGCTATTATTTTAATAGGATTTGTTACAACACTTATCGGATTCTTAAAAGATTCTAACCGATTCGAAACACCAACTGAGACAAAATAGTTAAAAAATTAGATTTTTAGAGCGGCCTTTTGTGCCGCTTTTTTTGTCTAAAATATATCGGAAAATGATACTTATAGTAAATTAGAAAATTGTTACAATAAAAGGAAATAGTTATGAACAAATTGTCAACGGCAGAACCTATCAAAACCTCATCGACAAACGAATCGATAATTGTCGATCACGATCCTAAACTCGATGCAATGTTAGGATTCGCACCTCAAGCACCACAAAACACTGGTTATGATTTTCCAACTGAAATAATCGAATTGCCATCGAAAGGTCTGTTGTATTCGAAAGACAATCCACTATCGTCAGGGCGTATCGAAATAAAGTACATGACTGCCAAAGAGGAAGACATACTCTCAACACAGACCTATGTACGTCAAGGAATTGTTTTAGACAAACTATGTGAAGCGATAATTGTTACACCCGGTGTAAAGTTCGACGAGTTACTGATTGGTGATAAGAATGCTGTATTAATGGCAGCACGTGCATACGGTTACGGTCCACAATACGACACCGTTGTACGAACCGAATCAGGCACCGAAGTTCCAATATCGGTAAACTTATCGGAACTGCCGTATAAAGAGTTCGATGAATCACTGATTATACAGGGTCAGAATCGTTTCCGATACACACTGCCAAAAAGTGGTAGAACTGTCGAATTCAAATTACTGACTGTCGCAGACCAAAAGAGTATCGATGCCGATATTAAAGGTATGCAAAAATATAAAACAAGTACCGCTTCAAGAAACTTGACTACACGATTCCGTCACATGATACTGTCGGTTGACGGTAATGAAGACAGCGGCACGATAATTAAATTCATCGATAACATGTTAGCCGTAGATTCAAGATCTTTACGTGAATATGTTGCTAAAATACAACCTGATGTCGACATTGAGGTGGAGGGGGTAGATCCTGAAACAGGTGAGCCCTTTCGTTCTGGTTTTGAAATCGGAATTGATCTTTTCTACCCTGACTATAAACGGTAAACAGCAAGTACCGATCGAACTCGACGAGACGTTTTTCGGTGTAGGGCCGAATTACAAAATACAACTGTACGATCAGATGTTCGATTTTGTGTATTACAGTGAAGGTGCTTTCAGTTTAGACGAAGTTCGTAGTTGGCCTATTACTTTACGCTTACACTATTTGAAGCGACTGCAAGGTATTCTTGAAGAGAAATCTAAACAAGCAAAGAAAGCGCAAAGACGTCGTTAGTGATATTTATTATAAAGGTTCGGAATGAAACATGGAAAAGTTAACGAAGGCATCTTAAGTAATATTTTACGTCTATTGATGGCGAAAGAACTTGAACGCCGACTCGATCCGATAGTTTCACAAATCGACGATGCCGAAGCACAGAAAAGTGCAGCGATAATAAAACATCAATTATCGATATTGGATTCGAAAGTGCGCGCCATTTGCAAAGCACAACCGTCGCATCCGTGGTGTAAGGACGGAAATCAATTAGTTAAAGCGAAATGGAGGTAGTAATTGGCGAATCCTAACGATCCGAAAAACCTACTTAAAAGCGCAAAAATACAAAAGGATATTGCAAAGGCTGCATCTAATACTGAGGATGCACAACGGGCTGTTCTTGCCGTTGTAGATGCAATAAATAAAGGACTAATCAGTTCAGAAACACAATTAGCAAAAGTCTTATCGTCACTCAAGGGTGCAGATTTCAAATCACTAAAGGCTTTAAATAAAAACTTTGCGGATTCTGGCGACAAATTAAACGATTGGGTATCGTATCTAACTAAGATCGAAAAATTAAGTAAAAATCAGTTAGATATCGAACTGGAAATTAGTGATCTGAATGAAGAGACTCGTAAGTTTTTACGAGATCATTTAAAGAATACCGATAAACTTCTTGATACTACTGAAAAAATACGTGATGTCGAAGAGGAGATCTCCGAACAACAAGAAATAAAACTCGATTTCAGTGAAAGACTTTCGAAAGCGTTTTCTGGTATCAATCAACAACAACGACAACAACTCGAACTTGCGTTATCGACAAATCAAACATACAGTGATATTTCAGCGAATTTAGCGAATTCGTTCGACATACTAAATTCATTCAGTATACCGAATATATTTGCGGATCTAATCGGTAATACTGCACAAGATGTTAAAGATACTTTCGGTACAGTATTAAATAATTTATCGGCCGAAAGTTTCGAATTATTCGGCGAAACTTTGAACTTTACAGATGCACATTCACGACTCGAAACATTTAGTAGTGAAGTTGAAAATAAATTGACTGAATCGTTCTCAACAGCAATGCAACAGTCTGCATCAGAATTCGGTGTCTCTGTTGATACGATGACTGCATATATCGATCAACTCCGTTCAGATCTTGAAGGTAATTCGGTTCAAATATTGTCACCGGACCAAATTAGTGAAATCGACAGCGCATTGCAGAATATGGGTGATGAAGCACGTGCTGCGTTTCAAATTGCAACACGAAGTGGAATAGTATTTCAAGGAGAGATGCAAGGTATAAATGCTGAACTTGCAGTGTATCTTCAACGAATGGCCCGTGTAGCCGAATCTCGTTCATCTTTTCAAATATCAGCACGTGCAGTCGACGAATTGACCCGTTCGGTTGAACGTCAAATATATGACGTTATGCCGATGTGGATGTCGAATATATTAGGTATTGAAGATGCGTTCACAACGATACGAACATCGGCAACTACCGCATTGAATAAATACGCAGAAAACATATCGAATGGTGCAACGCAAACAGAAGCGTTAGGTGGACTTATAAAAGATTTCGGCGGAAGTCTATCGGCAACACTGACACCGGCAATGCGCTTAGGTTTAATTTTCGGCGGCATTGTTATAGCAGCAATGGCGTTATGGAAATTGATGACCGGTTTAGAAGATAGTGCAAAACAGTACTCTGAGATGTTGGGGGTATCAAGACAACAGGGCGCTGAAATATATAAACAGACATTAGAGATAACAACCGCATCGAATAATCGATTGGCTACCGAAAAGGATATCCAAGAAATATTAGCTGCACATGTTGAGAGGAACGGTACAATTCTTGATTTGTCGAAACAATCAAATCAGGAAATGATTAAATTTGCCGCATCACTCGGTAAAACATACGGAATATCTTCGGCAGAAGCAGCCGGCCTTATAAGTCAATTCAAAGGCATGGGTGCATCAATGGAGCAGTCACAAGGTCTCAGTTTATGGTTAGCACAAGCCTCAGAATTAGCCGGTATTTCATTTAAAGAAGTCACAAAAGATCTTGCAGATTCCACACAAGAAATTGCACTGTACTATCGTGGGATGCCGAAAGATGCAGCCCGTGCAGTGATACAGATAAAGAAGATGGGTATGTCGATGAAGTCGGTCGGTAAAGTGATGGACAAAGCATTAGACATCGGCACATTCTATCAAGACATGACCGAATTATCGATCATGACAGGCGGAACAGCAAATCTCCAAAAGTTTTTCGATTTACGTTTTAGTGGTGCAAAACCTGATGAACTTGCCGGTGAAATCGCAGACCAGTTCGATAGAATGGTTGATTCCGGTGAGGCGAACGAATTCAATATGCGTAAATTTGCCGAAGCGACCGGTATGGAAGTCGACGAATTGATGAAGGGCCGTAAAATACGCAAAGAGTTGAACGGCTTAAGTGCAGAACAGCAAAAACTGTTATTACGTCACATGGATTCTTTATCGGATGCGGATTTGGCTAATTCGGCAAGTGCATTAGCAGCCCATGAACGACTCGATACCCAAGAAAGAATGAATGTTGCAATGGATAAAATGAAAGGCGTTTTGATGAAAGCCTTACTACCATTAGCAGAATCATTAAGTGAAGCCTTTGCGGCCGGCATACCATTTTTGAATGTTATCGGTGACGTATTAAAACTTATCGGTGGCATATTATCGTATACAATAATACCCGCATTTCAAATGATATTGTGGCCTCTACAACAAATCGGTAGTTTATTGCAAGAGGCATACGATTACACCGCAAAACTTTTTGGTGCGGCCGACGATACGGAAAGTGCAATGGGTGGTATCGGTGAACAAACGAAAACCATACTAAAATATATAACAGGGGGAATAAGCGCACTCTTTTTAGTATCTGGTCAATTTTCAAAAGCATTCACATGGCCTTTTCAAATGGTTAAAGGGTTGATACCTGGTGTGAAGGGTGGCGTATTCGATATATTCAAAGGTGGAATTTCTGGTGCAAAGGGATTCGGTGAAAAACTTGTATCGGTATTTAAAGGTGGTGAAGATGGCAGTAAATCACTCGCAGATCGAATTAAAGGTATATTCACTGGCGGTGATGAAGGTGCAAAATCTCTAACCCAACGTTTAAAAGACTTTTTTAAAGGTGGTGAAGATGGCAGTAAGTCTTTGACGGATCGAATTAAAGGTATATTCACTGGCGGTGATAAAACCCCAGTCGATGCTGTAACCGAAACGATAACAGACACAACAACTAATATACCGGCGCCGAATACCGGAGGTGTAACCGAATCGGTAAATAATACACGGAGTGCTTTTCAAAGATTAGGCGATGCGATGAAGAGTATCGGTGAAGGTATAAAAAAAGTATTGGAATTTATTGTAGATTTCATAACACAATCATTACAGAAAATAGTCACTGCCGTATCTAATTCCTTGACAACACTTTCAAGTGCTATCGGCAATTCTTTAAGTTCGATATCTTCTGGTATACAGTCGGCAATCACATCGATATCTTCTGGTATACAATCTGCACTGACATCGATATCTTCTGGTATACAATCTGCACTGACATCGATATCTTCTGGTATACAATCTGCACTGACATCGATATCGTCTGGTGTTGCATCTGCAATAAATTCACTATCATCTGCGATCGGTAACGCTCTTGGTTCAATCGGACAAGGTGTCGGTATATTTTTACAATCGATACTCACTGGTATAGGTAAAGGATTGGCATCATTTAGTGCAAACGCGTTACTCGGTGCTGCTACACTTGTAGTCGTTGCCGGTGCATTATGGGTTGCTGCAGATGCTTTCGAAAAATTCGCATCGGTTAGTTGGGAAGATTTAGGAAAAGGATTTATTGCTTTAGGTTTATTAGCGGCAGCTGCTATCGGATTAGGATTTGCTTTACCGTTTATCGTTCCGGGCGCAATTGCTATAGCATTATTAGGCGCATCGTTAATACCGTTAGCATTTGCCTTAAATTTAGCAGGACCAGCACTGGAAACGTTTGGCAATATCATATCAAAAGTATTCGATGGTTTAGCACTGATAATAAGCACGGTTACAAACTCAATATCTGTACTATTCGATAAATTCACATCATTAGAACCGGCTAAGTTATTCGGTGCAGCAGCAGGTATAGGTGCAATTAGTGCAGCATTAGTAGCGTTTGGTGGTGGATCGGCAATTGCTGGTGCCGGTGCAGCATTCGGTGAATTTTTTGGTGGTGACCCTATTGAAAAATTTACACAACTCGGTGAATTGGGTCCTAAATTGCAAGTGACCGCTGCATCGATCAATATGTTGACTGAAGCAATGCAAAAGTTTTCAGGAATAGACGGACAAGCTATCGGACTCGCAGCCGACGGTATTATGCGTTTAGGCAAAGCATTTGCAACACTCGGCGCCGGTTCGGCAATTGAAGGTATCGGTTCTGCAATCGGTGAATTCATCGGAGGGGATCCACTTGATAAACTTGAACGTCTTTCAGCAATGTCTAACCCGTTACAGATCGTTGCGAACGCGATTGAAAAAATAGCACAGTCATTGAATTCGCTTTCCGCATCATTAGGTGATGTCGATCTATCAAAACTCGCAGAATTAGGAACGGCGATCGCAGGTACTATCGATACAAATATAAATGATATGGGAGGTGCAACCGCTGGTGCAACGATTAGTGAATCGCCGATATTGCAGTCAATAAATAATCCGGTAGAACAAGGATTCGCTGCACAACAAGCAATCGCTACAGATGGAGTCACGGCAACAACACCTTCAACACAGGTACAGGTTACAGCACCGGCAGCACAAATTGCACCTACAAACAACGTGAAAGATATACAAAGTGCTTTATTGGCAATAGCAAATAGGCCGATAATTGTTAAGATCGGAGATATGGAACTGCGAACACTGAATAAACAGTTTCGTGGTATGAACAACAATATCTAAAAAAAGATACTTATTTAAAAAGAGATATTATGGCAATACCAGTCGGAGTCGGCCCATTCGGTTCATTGGCACCTAAATATTACGAACCGCCGAAAGGCGTAACAAAACCAACAGGTGGTACCGAATTTATAATCACGTGTATCGAACCAGGAGCGGCCGCTTCCAATCCTGCAAGTACTATTTCGTTTCCTGCTTATATAAGGTCAATACAAAATAGCTTTAACGGTAATTGGAACGAGCATAATGATATGGGACACGGACACGCTAAAGTGATGTATGGTTCGCATAACCAAACAATGGATATCAATTTCATGGTTGCGGCAATAAACGGTAGCGAACAACATAAAAAACTTATAAAAGCGGTAAATAAATTAACGGATATGACAAAACCGGTATACAAAACGGATAAAGGTTTTAATGGAATGTTTGCGAGTATAAAAATCGGTAAATATATCGATAACATCTACGGGTTTATCGAATCTGTAAGTGTTAACGTCGACCAAGATTCCCCGTGGTCGATGAAAGAGGGTGTTATAATGCCGTTCTATATGGATGTAAATATGACATTTCGAGTATTGGCAAACAAGAATAACCAGCGTCCTGAATTTAAGGACGGGAATTCTACATTTTTTGACGGTAAACACGATCAAGGGGAAACAGATAAAGAAACAGGAAATAGTGCGCCTGATACCGTAGTCAACTACGAGAAAGATCCACCTAAAAGAAACCCGACACCGACATTCAGTCAAATATTATTACAATCTGTAGGGTCATCATTCAGAAATGCGTTAAAGATATAATCGATGAATAGATACACAATTTCAGTCGATAAAATTCGACACAATGGCGACGGTAAAACGAGATTTGAATCGATAAGATATCCTGAGTTCGATCCGAAAACTACCGATTATTATATAATAACAAAACGTATGGATCGTATGGATTTGATCGCATACGATTGGTATCAGGATGCGACATTGTGGTGGGTAATACAACGTGCAAATAATTTACCGGGCGGTACATTGCAGATAAAACCAGGAACACGTGTTAGAATACCGTGGCCTCTAAACGATTTTGAAATTCAAGATAAATTACGTCAATCACAGTTTTAAAAATATAGAATATGCCATCACCTTTTAAATTAAATCCAACAACCGGCAAGGGCGAATTACAAAAAAGAAGTACACTATGGAAAGTCGACTCGAAAACAACAAAGGGTTGGCAAGCATCAGTAAAAAACCCGGCGTATTGTCACATCGGTTCTTATCCTGATAAAAATTTTACAAATTATAATGCAGTATACGGATCGTTTAAACTTAAACCGATACTCAAATCAGTTACACTCACAATGGGTGGAAATTATGGACTCACAATGACATTAGAGGGTGAGATACAAACATTTACACGAGGGGATTTTGAGAGCGTTGAACGACAATATTGCAGATTCGGTAAAAAATTAAATATCTCGTTCGGTTATGCGAAACCTGCAGATCCGGCATATTCTTCAGAGAAATCAATAGGCGGGTTTCTCGTATGCAAATACAGTTTTTCTACCAATGACGATGGAAGTTGGACATCGAAGTTTACAGCAGTTGCACCTGGTGAAGCGATACAGTCTGCCGACATCACTATGGCATGTACCAATCTATCAGGAATGTCATTTATACTTAAAGATTCTGAAACTGCCACTGTAACTGGACTTGCAGAAATGATGCAATACCACGCACAGGGTAACGGAAAAACAGCAACGAAATCGCAAACTGACGGTTACGTAAATGACTGTAAAGTGGGTGGTTTATGGTTAGGTCATTGCGCAGTATTCGACTTGCGTGAAATGCTTGTGGCTGAAGGTACTGGAAATCGTATATTTTCATGGGTATCCGGTGTTTTTGGCAAAGAGGATGACAATCACTGTTATTACACTTTAGAATATTGTGTAAATATGTGGAACAAAGTCGTATTAGCATCGTATCCTGATATGGCAGGGTCAACAATAGACTTTACCGATTATAGTTATTCGTATATCAATAAATTTATAGCACCAGCAAGGCCTACAGAAGTATTAATGCTTGGAAATAAACTCGGAAACTATAAAAATTCATCAGGTCAGGGTAAAGATTTCGAAACCGTTATCCAATCAAAATCACCTTTTTGCGTAAAGACCAGTGGTGATCGTAATGAAATAAATCATAGATGGATTCTAATAGAGCGTGGAGTTATACTTGCAGCATTGAATGCTGCCAAACCGGAAAAAAAATCGGCAGAATCGAATGATGTAAAAGAGAAGCAGGAAACGAATGTAACTGTTAAACAGTATTTCAACACAATATTCGATGCGATCGATCGTGCAACGGGTGGTGCTATGAAATTACGTTTAGCAATGTCACCCAATGTGTTTGAAGGGTCAAAACTGAATGCGATGACCATTATTGATGAAAACAATGGTCGGTTAGATGCAGCTTTAGACTGTATAGTATTCGATCCAATCGATGGTGACGGGTCAACAAGATCGTGCTCTTTAACATCCGATGCAGGATCTCAAACGTTTCAGGCAGCAATGTTTGCCGGTACACATAAATCCGGTGACACATGCGCTAAAATTGCCGACAAAAATCCACAATTCGAAAGATTGAAAGCGTACACTCAAGCATTGACCTCAAGGGGTCAATTATTGTGGTCGCCCGGTAAAATGCAAAAATCTGGTTTTTCTGAGGAAACGATGAAAGCACTTGAAGAAGCGAATAGTTCCATGGCAGCACATGGTGGACAGGAAAACGTAAACGAAAAATCGAAATACGACCAATTAGTATATCCTGGTTTAGGTATCGATGTTACAATCGATGGTGTATGGGGAATACGACCAGGCTGTGGTATTTCTACAACCCAATTACCGGATGCGTATTCAACAGATAAAGGTATTTATTTTTATGTAGACAGTGTAGTTCACCAATTCGACGGGGAGAGTTCGGATTGGACTACAAAATTGACCGGTAAATTGAATACTCATCATAATTTAGCAGCAATACGATTATAATATGCCATTAAGTCCTTACATAGAACCGTATTACCCACTAAGTAAAATTAGAACTGGACTCTACACGAAAGGTGGCGAGTTCGTACCGTATTTTCGTACATCGGATGAATACGTTGGATTGTATCACGAATTGCCAAATGGTGATTATTGGACCGAAAGTATACCAACTGAAGGCAAGTCGATACGTATTGTGCCTAAAAGATTCGAAGCGTCTGCTGATGTGATACGATATAATCAGATACGACAACGACCCGAAAATCAGTATATAAGTCCGATTCAAAAGTTTCCGTATATTGGTGATGACGATCGACAAACGGGCTTCATATTTAGATTCTTTGTACAGAAAAGAAATTCGCCAGAGAATACGATAATCGAAGTCGATGGCGAACAATACAAAACAATAAACGGTCAAAACTATCCTGGTATAAGCAATCTTGTATGGAATAACTGTACAATACAGTGGCAAATTGCAGGTGACTATGCAGAACAGTTGAATCGAAATGCAGTGATGAAAGCCGAAATTAATTTCCCTGGTATACAAAAATATTTAGCAAATTATTTGGAATTTTGGAAATAAAGTCGTATATTTGATTTTATTTCCACAATTACTTGAAATACATACAAACATATACAGATGTCAATTGGTCTGACATGCTCAACGATATGCTTATCGTTGTACCGGTATTATCTGACCATACGCGACACCGTTGTGAAAATCGTATCAGTTTCGTGTATTTCTATAATTACAGCACCGGTGACGAATTTGTAATCGGATGTAGTCACAGTGATCTTGTAAAAAACGGCGAAAATTGGTTAACAGAGATCAGTTTACCGGAATCGACAATCTGCTATAAAAAATCGATATTATGGTCAAAGGGCATTAAATGTTATGATGCAGATCTTTGTTATTGGTTACAAGAAAATACACCGATCGAAATCGAATATTCACAAGATATAACTGCATATCATAGATGGTATTCAGATCTCCGAAATGTAAACGACATTATACCGATAGTTAATCTAATCGAATATTGTCGGACTATACGAAGTAATTTCGAACAGTGCATTTTTCGAATCGAATTCGATGACACTTTGAATTTCTATAACGAAAACGTAATCGAAAACTTTTACCGAATCGAAAACTCAGGTTTACCGATAAATTCCGATAAACTGAAACAATTCTATAATATCAATAAAAGTCGACTCTATACCGAATACTATCCGTATACTGCAACAGGCAGGCCAAGTAACCGTTTCGGTGGTATAAATTTCGCTGCATTAGATAAAGGCACTGGTGTACGTTCGATTATCGAAGTTGAAAACAATTCACAGATGCTAATCGAATTCGATTACGATAGTCATCATGTACGTCTTGTTGCGAAACTTATCGGTTACGAATTACCTGCTGGTAACTTGCACGAATATTTCGGCAGACAATATTTTAAAACACCGGTAATAACAGATGAACAATACGCCGAGTCGAAAACAATAACGTTCAGAATGTTGTACGGTACTATATACAATGAATACAGTGATATTCCATTTTTTAAAATGGTGCAAGAGTACCGTAATCGTTTATGGTCCGAGTTCGACGATATCGGTTATATAAAAACGCCGTTGACTAAACGTAAAATCTATGCGAAAAATCATGAGAATATGAACGCAAGTAAACTGTTCAACTATGTATTGCAGGGCTATGAAACAGATGTGAATTCGTTAATGTTAAACAAAATTCTCAGATATTTATATGAAAAGTATAGTAAAATTGTACTATATACATACGATTCTTTCTTATTTTTGTATGATAAACGCGACGGTAAAAATTTTATAGATGATATTTTAATGATTCTGAATAATTACGGAATGCGTGCAAGTTTAAAGGTAGGAATAGGATACGATAATATGATAAAACCTAAAAGGTAGTTAATGAAAACGATAACATATAAAGATTTGATAAATAAATGGTTTGCACAATTAGATAAAGGTTATGCAAATCCACCATATACGAAAGAGGAATGGGATATATTAGAATCGTTAAAACGAGAATATACAATCATAACAGAAGCAGAACCTGAAACACCAGAAAAACCGGAAAAAGAAAAATCTACTGAAGATGACCGATTCGTAGCGAAGACTGCATTGTTTATGGATTCACCAGAAGCATTCACAGAATATATAATAACCAATTATACAAATGGTGTGCAGATACCGGGCTTAGAACTTGTATTTCAAGATCTTTCAAAACTGACACCTGAAAAATTTCAAGATGTAGCTAAAATAATAAATTCTGGTACAAACCGAAATCCTGATGACGGTTCATTCGGTATGGGTGAAAACGAGCAGACTCTGATGCGTCTACTCATTAAACATGTACAAATGCAAACTGGTGACCCAACCGAGTTATTTTTAGCAATAGTCTTAGGTGGTAGAATCAAAGCCGGCACATCAGAAACCGGTGATAGTATTACGAGCAACGTCGATATCGATGGTACACGTGGTATTATAGTTAAAGACTTTGCTTTGATACCGGAATTGGATTTCGGTAAGTTGTCACCTGAAGCGATTGAGGCATTGGAAGACGTTTTCGAAATGGCGAATGTAGTGTTAGACCAACAACAAAAACCAGAACTGCAACGTGATTCTTTGAACGACATATTTCGACTAATGTCAGATCCTGAAATTATTGCAGAAATCAACGAATTACTGAAACTCTATCAAACTACCGAAATAAAAGTTGTACAACGTTTAGGAAAAAAGGTAGCGAACATATTAGGTGATAAATCGCCTGAACAATTAGTTATCACTTTTTTCAATTTGTTCGACGAATACTTACGAACAAAAATAACTCAGACCGGCTATTGGTCGACCGTCGACTCGGAAAAGTTCACGGTGTATTTAGAACCCTCATCTGATATTTATAGTATACTCAAATCCGATATCGAAAACCGCAGAATTTCAAGAGCGATATCGAATTTAGAATCGTATTTTGTTAAGGTGAAGGGTGAATCAATAAACAAAAAATTGTTGGCATAATATGAATTTTGAAAAAGCAGTAGTAGAATGGTTTGCGAATTTAGAAAAAGGATACGCAATACCACCGTACACCAAAGAAGAAATCCGTGTACTCGAACGTATTGTCAAATCACAAGCAACTGTACTAAATGAGAATGCAGAATGGGATAAACTTATAGCGGATAAGTTTCCAAATGGTGTGCCTGATCCAGTTGGTACGTATAAAATACCACAAGGAAAAACTGGCCCTATTAGTATTGCACCGGGTGATAAAAAGGTCTATGAAACATTGTTTAAAGTAAAACCTGGTGCAGGTGTGGGTAACGGCGAACTTGCGTTGTATTGGTTATTCAGCAAAAGTACAACTGTCGAAAGCACAGGAAAAGGTGCAGCTGCCGATCTACGTATAGGTGGCCTTAATTGCGAAGTTAAATCGTATAAAAAGCATGACGGTAAAATAAAACTTGGGAAATTCAAAGAATTACGTAACTCAAGACAGATCATTTCACGTGTATTTGGTATTCTAAATCTTACAAAGGCGTTTGACCGAAATTCCGATTCGAGTTTCTTTACCGAAACTAAATTTACAGTAGAGGATTTACGTCAAGGATTTGAAAGTCTACTTGACCTAAATGCGAACGTTTTCAATAATGCAGATTTACAACCTTTTCTATCAAGAGTTACTGCATTTAAACAAATGAAGGCGGAAATCGATTGGGTACTGAAAACGTTTGAAGGTAAAGATAACGATCAGGATTTAGCGAAAGCGTGTATGGCGAAGGTGGTTTCTGAAAAATTGGACTTGAAACCAGGTTTCGGAGGTTATATGATTAATTGTTTAAAGGAAAAACCTACAGATATTAAATCGTTCTATATACCAACAAACGCAGAAGCGATTCTTAGAGATACCGATTTCGATACCCTAAATAAAAATACAGCGGTGAATTCCGGTGAAATTGAATTGAATTATAATGAACTATTCGGATAAATAGAACGAAGGAGCTGATTTGGTGAAAACGCACTTGTTATGTACATTTGTACAAAAATGTGATTTAGGCCTCGTACTCGATTATATACAACGGACATACGAACTTAACTCAAATTTAATATTTGTTTTCAGTAATATAGAGAATCCGCAGCAATTATATTGTACTTATAATGTAGTCGGTAATTACGATTTGACTGCAAATACTATATTGGTGCATAGAAAATCCGATTCGAATACTATTTACACAATAAATGCTCTTAATCAAATTATACGTCAGGTAAATAACGGTCTATTAGACATGACGTATCAAATCGATTGGGCAATGTATACAAATAACCTTATTTTGTTTCAAAATGATGAGATAGTTAAGATAGATTTAAAACTTGAAAAGATTCATAAAGTAAACAGATAGGAAAAAAATGTGTATAATTGCAAGTAAATATATCGATGGTTCACGCGTAATTGCGAAAAATAGAGACCGTGCATACAAAGCATCGATTGAAATTATACATACAGTCATGAACGGTGTTGAGGTTGCGTATATACGGGATACGGTAACCGATTGGTCGGAAGGAATGAACGAATACGGAATCGGAATCTTAAATACTGCATTAATGGTGGGGTTCGATGAGATCGAAGATAAGATAGTTAAGAAAACCGGCAAGCCTTCAAAAGATGGCATCAAAATACGAATGGCGTTATGTCAAAAAACAATGACCGATGCAGTGCAGTTCGCAGTTTCATACGACGGCGGTGTACGAGGTCACACATTTGTATCGAATCCTAAAATGACCGTATCGATTGAAACGACATCGAAACACTCGCCTAAATACGCACTGCACAAAACAAACAATGTCGTGCGTACAAATCATGGTCACTTCTATTCGAACGCAGGATATACGCAAGGTCCTGATTATGTGTCATCGAAAATCAGAAAAATCTCAGCTGAAAAGATGATCGATCGTATTACGACACCAGATGGTATACTCCCGTCATTGCGTAAAAAACTGTATTCCTATGATAGTCCGTTAAATATGCGAAGAGACACCGAAAAAATGCGCACCTCTTCACAATTATTATTAGACTTAGAAAAGCGCATATTTCATTTGGTATTGATAAATAAAAATGTCGATTCGTTCGTAGGTATAAAGCAAGAATTTCCTAAAGGATACACACCTAAAATTACGATTAAAGTGACGCAAGTCGAAGATTAAAAAAAACATTTAAAATTATTTGGAATTCTCAGAAAAATCACTTATATTTGATTTATATTATTTAATTTTTTAAACAGGTTAATTTATGGACTTAAACAAAATTAGAGAGAGGCTTGAATCTCTCACAAATCAAAACAAGCCGTCGGCATCAAAACAAATTTGGAAGCCGCAACCTGGTTCACAGGTAATTCGTATTGTACCATATGTACATAACAAAGATTGGCCGTTTTTAGAACTACTGTTTTACTACGATTTGGCTAAGAAAACTATCATTTCGCCGCAAAATTTCAATCAACCTGACCCAGTTCAGGAATTGGCTGACAAACTGAAAGGCACTGGTGAACGTGAGGATTGGTTGTTAGCACGGAAGATCGAACCGAAGATGCGTACTTATGTACCTATTTTGGTTAGAGGTCAGGAACACGAGGGTGTAAAATTTTGGGGTTTCGGTAAAACTGTATACGAGGAACTTCTGAAGACGATCGATGACCCTGATTATGGTAACATCACAGATCTGAAGAACGGTACCGATATTACAGTCGAATACGAAAAAGCAGCAGACGGATCTTATCCGAAAACAAGTTTCCGTGTTAAGAGAAACACGTCACCTGCAACAACAGATCCTGAAGTGATTAAACTTCTAAAAGAAATGCCTACGGTCAAAGACATATGGGAACCTCCTACATATGAAGAACTGGCGGATCTATTAGACAAGTTTATCAACAACACAGCTGAAGAGGATGCTGCACCTGCTACGGATGATGATGAAGACTTGCCGACAAGTGATTTCTTAGCAGATCCACTCAATCCTTTGAATGGGCCGATTCGTGTAAATGTACCGTCAGCCAAAAAGTCAGCACCAGCAGCTGCTGTGACTAACGATATTGATGCTGCATTCGATGAAATGTTCGGATAACAGAAAACAATATGGCGAGTAAAATTAATGTAGAGACAGTAGACAGTCTTGCAAGTGATTTGGTTTCGACACTAAATACGAAATTCAATCATTCAACCGACAAGGCTGCCTACTTCTTATCGGATGACAAGATCAGTGATGTTAACAAATGGGTACCAACAGGATGCGATATTTTAGATTTGGCAATTGCAAATCGTCCGCATGGTGGTTTTCCGGCAGGTAGAATCATTGAGATCACAGGTATGGAGGCTTCTGGTAAATCTTTGTTAGCTGCGTATGCACTGAAAAGTACACAGAAACAAGGAGGACTGGCGATATACATCGACACAGAAGCCGCTATCAGTAGAGAGTATCTACAAGCAATTGGTGTTGACATTGAGAAGATGGTATACGTTCCTTTAGAATCATTGGAAGACATCTTCGATACAATTGAAGCGACAATTGTAAAGGTACGTAAGACGAATAAAGACGTTCTTGTCACGATCGTTGTCGACTCGATTATGGGTGCAACAACTAAGAATGAGATGAACGCAGAGCATGGTAAAGATGGGTATGCAACTGAAAAGGCGATCGTGTTGTCGAAAGCAATGCGTAAGATAACAAACATGTTAGCAAGACAGAATGTATGTTTGATATTGACGAATCAGTTACGGATACGTATGGGCGTTTCATTTGGAGATCCGTATTCGACATCGGGCGGTAAAGCCGTCGCGTTTCACTCTTCGGTAAGGATTCGATTGAAGTCGTTAGGACAAATTAAAGCAAAAAACTCAGATGGTGTCGAACAGGTAGTGGGAATAAAAACCCATGCGATAGTTCAAAAGAATCGATTAGGTCCACCATTGAAAGCTGTTGATTACGACATATATTTCGAATCTGGTATTGACAATTATGGCAGTTGGTTAAACACCATGAAGACATTCAAATTGGCGAATTCTGGTGGTTACTGGACGATTAAACTATCATACGAGAGTAATAAGGAGCGCGACGAGAACGGTAAACCGGTATTACGAACATTCGATGGCGATGTTGTTAATCCTGAAACAGGTGAATTAAAGAAACTTGCCGGTGAATTGAAATTTAGAAGTAAAGATTTTGGGCAATGGATGGATGCGAATACCGAATTGCGTGAATGGATCTACGATATGATATGCGATCGTTTCGTGATGACGTATAAAGTGAATCGTGATTTCGGAGTAGATGATATTGTAGTACAGGAAGATTTCTTAGGGGAAAACGATTAATTAATTGCTAATTATTTGGAATTCTCACAAAAGATTATTACATTTGATTTGA